ATGCGCGTATCCCGTAACGACGATCAAGCTCGTCGAAGATGCGCCGGTTGTTGTCTGCCAGAATGTCCGGCAGGGCCTGCGCCAGCTCCATTGTCGCACCCCGGGCGTCGATGTTGTAGACCGGGGAGACGGTCGTGCCGCTCATTTTGTGGTTGGGGACGATGCTGCCGCCGGTGGAGGGCACGAAGAGCTCAGGGCCGCGCTCGCCGACCATGTACGGCGTATTGCCGGTCACCGGGCCGCCCATCGCGCGCGCCTGCAGACCCTGCGCGGCGGCGTTGGCGATGTTGGAGACGATCCCGCTGCCGCCCGTGAAGATGTTGAGGAAGCCGAGCAGCAGCTGCCGCGCCATCAGGTCGGCCAGCATCCGGCGGAGGATATTGACGAAGCCCCGGGCCATGCCCTTCAAGCCCTCGGCGAACGGGTCGAAGAGGAAGTCGGCGAAGGCCCCCTGCATCTGCATCGCGGCCTCGGCGGCGAAGTCGGCAAGGGGGCCGGTCTGGGGTCGCAGTCGCTCATCAAGGCCGGCGACGAGGCTGTCGGCCAGACCCTCGCCGAACTCCTGGAAGGTCGGCTCGATGTCCTCGAGCGCCATCATCGCCCAGCGGTCGATATCGTCCTTGGTCTTCTTGGCGCGCTCGCGGGGACTGCCGCCGCCTGCTTTCTTCTTGGCTGCGGGCGTGTTCGCGGCGGCGACCTCGCGGTCGATGCGCGCGCGCTCGGCCTCTGCCTCGGCCTCAGCGAGCCGCTCGACCAGCGCCAGCTGCTGCTTGCGCGCGTTGAGGTCGGCGATGAGCGCCTGGGAGAGCTTTTGCCCCGACTCTCCGGTCATGCCGATGCCGGGCGCGGCAATCGCCCGCTCAAGGTCGCGGATCTGCCCGCGGATGACATCAGCAGCGTCCCGCGCGCCGCCCGCGCCGCCGAAGATGCCCATTCGGATGAGCTCGGAACGGACGAACTTGAACATCGACGCCGCGCCCTGCAGTGCCCTGGAGAAGCCGCTGATGAGCGTATTGGTGAGGGCGTTGGCAGCCGATACGAGCGCAGGGTCCTTGAGGGTGCGGGAAAGGTCGTCTAGCGCCTTTCGTCCCTCCTCGGTCTTCTTCGCCGCCTCGGTCAGCTTGCCGAACGCCGACACCAAAGCGCCGCCGGTGAGCAAGCCGAAGGCGAGGTTGATGGCCTTGCCGGTCGCCTTGGCCGTCTTTTCGATGGTCTTCAGCGAGGTCGTGGCTGAACGAATCGCCGCCTGCGTCTTGTCGACGGCGGTTATCTGGACTTCTGTCTTTGCCACGATGCCTCCTGTTCTTCGTGCTCCATCTTGGCGGCTGCCAGAAGGTGCGCGAAGTCGCGCTCGGTCATGTTGAAGATTTCGTCAGGCAGGACACCCATTCGGAGCGATAGCGCGTAGATCGCCCGAAGGTGAGTGTCCTCTCTCAGTTTTTTTCGGCGTCCTCGACGTGCACGCCGCCGGTGTTCATCTCGGTGACGATGCGCACGAGCACATCGGGGTCGTACTCGTTCATCAGATCCTTGCGCTCGACGCGGCCGAAGAGCTTGCCGCCGTTCTTGTCGCGCGCCCGCACCTGCACCGTGACAGCCATGGCCTCAAGGTCGAGGATGGTCTTGTCGCCGTCCTGCTTGGCAAACAGGAAGATCTCCCGGCGCTCGGCGAGGGTCATGTCGGGCCAGTAATAGACCGATATGCCCCACTCCGGCACCGGGATCTCAAGCAGCGCCTCGAGCGAGCGCCGCTCCTGGAACTGCGCGCGCGCCGCCGCCTTCCAGTCCATCAGGAGGTCGCGACCGTGAGGCCGCCGTTGCCGATGAAGTTGAAGGTGATCTCGGTGATGGCACCGCGCTGCACGTTGCGGGTGATCTCCGTGATGAGTGCGTTGCCGCTGTAGCGGGTCGCACCCGCGCTGACGCCCTCGGGCGCGAGCACGAGCGACACGTTCGCGCCCGGGGCCATCGCCACCTGGCCGTTGGTGTCGGTCTCGTCCCAGAACGCCGTCACCGAGCCGCTCCAAGAACGGATGGCGATGACGTTGTAGGTCTTGTCGAGGTCGCTGAGGTTGGTGTCCTCGGCGTACTCGGCCGTTGCGGTGAAGCTGAAGCCCGTGACCTCGGCGACGGTGTTGCTGCCGACGCGGACGAGGCCTTCGCTGCCGTGATGGTTCGCCATTTCTGCTGTCTCCTGTGGTTACTCTACGACCGACCCGGCATCGGTCTCGCTGGTCATGTAAAGGGTCCGGTACACCATCCGCGCCGCCCCGATTGGAGCGTCGCCATCGAAACTCATGGTCAAGGCCGTGTCGGTCAGCTGGCAGTCCTTCACCAGCCCGCCGAGGGTGTGGTCGGCACCGATGGCGTTCTCGACATTGGCGCAGAGGTTGTCGAGACGGTCGTCCAGGTGCCGCGTGTCGCGCGAGACGACCTCGATCACGAGCTGCAGCTCGCGGTGGTAGGTGCGCGGATAGGTCAGCGTCGTGCCTGTCACGCTCTCGGAGTTGGCGTAGACGAGCGCGGCAGCCAGCACATCCGCCGGCAGCGGGTGCACCCGCGACGCAGAGACCGTCTGAGCGACCTCGGCCGCCTCGAGGATCTGCACGACCCGGTCGCGGATGGTGCGGCGGGCGTGGCTCACGCGGCCTCCTGCAGGAGGTACATATTCGATTCGGTGACGAGGTTGTCCCCGGCCTCAGTCTCGATGTTGGCGGGCTCGTCGAAGTCAAGGTCGAGGTCGACCTCGATGCGCAGCACCGTCATGCCGGTGCCGTCAGGCTGGAAGCCGCGCACCGTGTAGCCGCGGCCGTCGATGAAGAGCGCGTCGCCGTGGCCGACCCGGCAGGGCATCGAGGCCGTCGAGACCGTGAAGGTCGGCAGGCTCGACTCGACATCAGCGTCGGCCACGCCGACCGCCACGAAGGGCGCGTCGTAGATCCCGATGATGTCGTACACCCGGCCGGCGCGACGGTACCGCGCGCGGCTGCCCCAGTCGGACAGAGACAGCATCGACAGCCGGTCGGCTTCGGTCTCAACCGCCATAGGTCACCCGCCACATCTCGGAGGTGGAAGTCTTGCCGACCCACTCGACGCGGCCGGAGAGGGTCGTCTTGAAGAGGTGCTGCCACTCGTGATACGGCCGCGCCGCCGGGTGCATCTCGACGCCGTTCCACTCGGAACGGTAGTCGGCCGCGGCGAGGAGCAGCGTCTTCGCCGTCACCCGCTGCAGCTCCAAGAGCCCAGGCACGATGTCGGCCTCGAGCAGATGCTCAAGGACGTCGATGCAGGTGACGTGGTCAAACTGGCCGTCCTTGAACGGCAGGGCATGGATTTGCCCCTCGACGACGTTGCCGCCGCAGAGCTCGGGCACCGCTTCGGCACCCATCACCGGGGAGAGGCCGAGGCGATCGGCCTCGCGCAGCAGCTCGCCGCGCCCGCAGCCGACATCGAGGAATGACCCCTTAAGGCCGTAGAGCGCAGCCGTCACCGGCCGCAGCCGCTCGTCGTAGCAGCGATAGTTCGCGTCCGTCGTGTAGACGTGCCGGTACTTGGCGATTTCAGCGAGCCGGGCGTCCACGCTTCACCTTCGGAGGTTCGGCCGCCGGCGCAGGCTCCGCAGCCATGGGGGCAGACTCGACCGCAGCCGTCATCGAGGCCGGCTCGGTGTAGTAGCGGGCGAACCCGCGCATCACCATCCAGCCGGCGAAGTTGGCATCCACGACAACGACGCGGCCAACATCGAGGGACTGACCGCGATAGGCGCGACTGCGAAGGATCTCAATTTTCATACGGGCGAAACACCTTGGTCAGATAACCCGACGGCGCAGAGACAATCTCCGGCCGCGCCATGTAGTCGCGCACCTGCTGCCACGCCGTCGAGGCCGTGACCCCGAGCTCGAGGCCGCGGAAGCCCGGCGGGCTGTGCCAGTACCGGCGCGACTCCGTGTATGCATCGCAGCCGCAGACGATGATCTCGTCGCAGCCGAGGAAGTCCGCAATCCAGACCGCCGTGCCGCCGCTGAAACCGAAGTCGGGGACGATGCCCGACCAGATGTCGGCGAGGTCCTTGTGGTGGGTCACGAGCGGGATGCCGTGACCCTGCAGGATCGGAGCAATCTCGCGGTCCTGGAAGACCACATAGTCGAGGCTCAGAAGCAGAGCGTGCTGGTTCACACCGATCCAGAGACCGGTGGCACCGACCTTCGGACGCACCGCCCGCAGGTCGCTTAAAAGGGTGGGGCCGCCACCCAGGACGACTGCGCGTCGTCCCGAATGACGGCCCCTGATCGCCGCGAGGTCGATCACGATTAGGTCGTGATGATCTCGTTGCACTCCGCGAACGACTCGGGGTACCGCACCGCGAAGTCGCAGTCGTGGAACGCCGTGACGCGCACGGTGGCCGCGTTCGAGCCGGTGTACGGGTCGACCAGCAGGTCGATGCCGCTCCACTGCCCGATGAGCAGGTCGCTCCACACGCCGAAGAGCAGCGCGGAGAGGTTCGTGCCCGTGCCCTTCGTCAGGTTCGACGGCACCTGCTGCGACACCACCAGACGCTCGCCGTAGAGGTTGTCGAACGGCGGCTGGAGGATGAAGTTGCCCTCGACACCCGAGGTCTGACGCGGGGTGCGCGCCAGGCGGCTCTTGACCTGCGCGTTCGTGAGGAACGCGGCAGCGCCCGTGCGGGCGTTGTCGATCTCCACCTCACGCACGAGGTCGACCACCATCTGCCAGGTCGGGACCGCGCCGTTGGTGGCGAGGGTGACCGAGCCGATGCCGGCGGTGTTGAGCACGCCGGTCGGGCGGTTGGTGCCCGAGCCCGAGATCGCCGCGTTGTCCATGGCGACCGCGATGGTCGTCGCCAGGTCGTTGCGGATCAGCGTCTCAATGTCCATCGAGGACTGCAGCATCAGGCGACGGCTGAAGTCGACGTAGCCCGCGAGGGTCTTCGGCGACAGCGTGACCTGACCGAAGCTCGGGGTGTTGGTCGACTCCGACGGGGCGCTGTTCTCGGCGACCCAGGCGACGCTCGACGGGGCCGTCTTCTTCGGGATGGCGACGTTGCCCTGGAGGCCCGTGAGGAAGGTCGCGCCGAGCTCGTTGAGCACCATGCGCGAGCGCAGCACGTCGATGAACGACCCGGCGAGCAGGTCGGTCGCGACGAGGTTGCCGCCCTTCGCGGTGCCGGTGCCGGTGCCCGTCAGGATGTCGCGCTTCATCAGCACGTCCATCGGGACCGTGATGCCGCGCGAGACGCGGCCTTCCTTGGCGGCAGCCGCCTCGGAAGCCTCGAACTCGAAGCGGGCGGCGGCGACGGCCGCCTTGTCGGTCGGGTTCGCCATCGCGCGGATCGCCCGCACGAAGCTGAACTGACCCTTCTCCTTCTCGGTCATGCCGATCTCGGCGGTGGCGAGCGGCTTGCTGCCCACCTTGTCGAGAAGGGCACCGCGGAATTGCTCGAGGCTCGCACCGTCACGGACGGCGGTCTCGGCGAAGTCGCGCTGGTTGTGGCGCGTGCCGAGCTCGAGGATGGCCGAGGCGCGGCTGCGCTCGGCGGCGGCCGGGTCGGCCGCGGGGACGTTCTGATCGGACATGGTCTTGGACTCCTTGGGGGAAGTGGTGGAGATCGTGGATGCTTCCAGCGCGCGCCCGACGCCGACGCTCATGTCGGCGGGGATGGACACGATGCTGATTTCGAGCGGCGTCCAGCTCGTCGCGCGGTAGACCTCCCGGCCATCCCGCACACCGTCCAGAACCATCTCGTCGATGATGTAACCGACGGACACCGACGAGCGGATACCGTCCTTCACATCAGCCAGGATCTCCTCGGCTCGCGCGGTTTTCCCAAACCGCACGACGGCCCGGGCCACCCGGTCCGCTCCGAGGGAGATCGATTCGACCACGCCGATCTGCTCGGTCGGGTCATGTTCGAGCAGCAGCGGGGCGCGCCCGCTGCCGATGAAGCTTGCGTTGAGGGCGCGCGCGGTGTGGTCGAGCACCTCGATGCCCCAGCCGCGGTCGACCTCGGCCTCGCTGCTGAAGGCCAACGCCACCCGGCGCACATCGGCGTCGGAGGGCTGCAGCTCGATGGTGCCGGTGCGGAACATCCGCGCGGCCGGACCCTTGCGCACGCCCTCAGCGGGGATGGCGGGCTCGGCCTCGGCGCTCCGATCGGCTTCAGCCTCCTCGGCGGCAGGCGCGTCCGGCGCGGCTTCCTCGGCCACGTCCTCGCTTTCCTCCTCGGCGCTCTCCTTCGAGAAGACGATGGTCACGGTGGACTCGTCCTCGGTCATGGAGACGATGCTGCGTTTTTCGATGGTGTCCATCTTGCCGCTCCTTCTATCGGGGCAGTTTGGAAAATGCAAAACATTCCCGGCCGGGGTCACTTCCAGGTGCCGGAGACCTTGATGAAGGGCGTGGCGACCTTCCAAGTGCCAGAGACCTTGATATAGGTCGTGGCCTCCTTCCAGGTGCCCGAGACCTTGATCCAGAGCTTCGACGCCGTCGCGGCGAGGAAGTCCCACGCCGAGGTCGAGAAAGCAGAGGTCGAGAAAGCGGACGACGAGAAACTCACGGCGTGCCGCGCCAGAGGTCGCCGGAGCTGCCCACACCGTAGACCGTCGCTGAGTTCATCTTCATCACATTCACGAGCAGCTCGGCCTCGACGACCAGCTCGCGCAGGTCGATGGGGTCAGCGCCCGAGGCCGTTGCCCGCAGCACGAGATCGCCGAGCGTGTCGGTGTGCGAGCTCGTGAGCGCGATGTTGTACCAGCCGTTGCCGCGCTCGGTGACCGTCGGCGAGATGCTCGAGAAGGCCGCGCCGTTCTTGGAGAGCGACACCGAGAGCGTCGCACCGGTCTTGCCGCTGACGTGGTCCGTCGAGTCGGTCAGGAAGACCATCAGGTTGCGTGCGGTGCTTTGCTTGACCATGCGTTACATCCTGTTGACGACGCGCGACTTCGAGTATGTGTTTCCGCCGCTCGGCGCAGCCGGGGGCGGGTGATAGAGGATCGTCGCCTCGATGTCGTAGTTGTGGAAGGTGGACGACGCACCGAGCAGCGGGAACTCGCCCGAGTTCGCGGTACGTCCCGACACAAGCGCAAGCCCCTGCCCAGGCTTTACCACGATGCCCGAACCGGAGTCGGCCTCAAACATCACGCAGTCGTGCATCGTTGAGGACTGAATTCCGATCGCAGCGCCAATGCCGACATCGGGGAACAGGTTGGTGTAGGTCTTGCGGGTGAACACAGCCGCGTCGAGGTTGGCCTTCAGCCAGGCCGCGTTGGGGGCGCCGGTGCCGTAGGCCGCGCCGTGCGTGGTGTAGAAGTCCGACTGCCACTCGCCCGGCAGACGAATCTGCATCGGGCCGGTTGTGACCTTAAGGCTGCTCGGGGCGGTCTTGGACGTGTCGGGGCTGATGGGGGTAACAGCATCGCCGTCGAGCGCGAGGCCATCCATGCGGCAAAGGCGCAGCGGCGGCGTCAGGAACGCCTCGCCGTCCATCGGCAGGAACATCAACTTAACCGCGAGCGTAACGCCAGAGCCGCTGCCGTTCATGATGGCATACAGCGCACCGCCGATCGTGCGGTCGGTTCCGACATCCGTTGAGCGACAGACGTAGGTAGCGCCCGTCGCGGTGTTCGTCACAACCGCCGAGACGATCATGGAGTGCGGGATGCCGAACTGCTCCTGCACCAGCGCAATTCCCTCGCCGGCGCGAAGGATGATCGACTCGACATCCACGCTCTCACCGCCGCGCCAGACGTCCGAAAAATGCGACTTCTGGTGCGTGACCATACTGCCGCCGTACGTGCGGCTTCCGAGCATCGTGATGTTCTGCGTCGAAAAGTTGGGGCAGTCGTTGATGCGCCGAAAGAGCGCCGTCGTGGTGACGCTGCTCGGGTTGTTGACCACCGTGACCTGCGACGGGAACGAGGCATCAGCGGTGTCCATCTTGATAGGAGCCACCGCATCGCCGCCCGTCACCGCGCTCACGCGGTAGATGAACAGCGACCCCGACCTGTTGGTCATCGCCGCGCCAGCCGGCCCCGCGCTCGTCGGCGCAGCAGGGGACACCCGCAGCGACACTACCTCGAAGTGGGCGCGCTCGTCGGTCGCCGTGTTCTGGATGGAAAGCAGCGCGTCCTCGAGCGGCCGCACGTCCACCGCGTTGAGGCGCAGGTAGTAGGTTTCAGGCATCGGGCGGGGTCTCCGTCACGACCTCGAAGCGCGTGTAGCGCCCCTGCACCTTGCACGAGGGGCAGGTGATCGGCGGGGAATACCCGCCGACCCCGCCGTTCAAGTCGTGCGAAATGCGGTCGGCGAGCTCCTGCTCGACCTCCCACTCATGGCCGCAGGTCTTGTGCCGCAGCGTCGCCATGAATCACGACGCCGAGTCGGTGAACTCGATCTCGAGGTCAGCCGAGCCGACCGCAGTGGAGCCGCTGTGGAACAGCTGCAGACCCTGCGTGGCACGGCAGACGACCGGCTCGACGTTGGTGTCGCCGTAGCCGGCGTTCCAGATTTCGGCGAACGGGACGAGCGTGAGCCAGTTGGCCTGCGTGGTACCGCCCACGACCGGCTCTTCGTTGACGAACAGGAAGCGCCGGAAGATGTCCGAGCCGGTCGTGGTCTGGTTGGTGCCGCAGGTCGTGTTCGCGTCGAGGGCGCTGCTGTTGGTGTCGTGCTTGACCGGGGTCACGCCGGTGCCGCCAGACGCCGCCGTGATACGGCGAACCTGCGCGGTCGTCAGCACGCCCGTCACCGCCGTGGTGCCGTTGTTGAACCAGTAGCAGCGGTACACGCGGATGATGCGCGCCGAGCTGGTGCCGTTGAACACGTTGAGCATGTCTTTGCTCGACGCGTAGGCGATAGCGCCGCCAGTTGCTCTCCAAGTCGCAGCCATTGTCAGACTCCTGTGATGATCTTGCCCGAGCCTTTGGTGGCTCGGAATATTTCGATTTCACCGCTGCCGTCCATCTGCGGCCCGGCGGCCCACTGCTTCACCTTGCCCTCGTTGAGGGCTTTCACGCTCGCGTCCAGGTCATCGCGCGTGTCGCCGGGGGTGAGCCCTGTCCGCCGCGCCGCCTGTATCTTGAGCATGAAATCCACGCACCTCTTGACCACCCAGTCGGGCACTGGCGACTCCACACGGAGAAGCCAAGAGCCGAGAGCCGGTCGCCATTCCATCGCAGGTTGCTTGACCATAGGCCTCAAGTGTACTGCAGGTAAATGTCGCCGTCCGACCCGCCCGAGGGCGCGGCCGTGCCGGATGTGATGGTCTTCTGCGCCGTCAGGTTCGACCGCGCCGTCGCCGCATCCGTCGCGCCGGTGCCGCCGTTGGCGACGGCCACCGTGCCCGTGACGTTCGCCGCGGTGCCGGTCGTGTTCTGGTTCAGCGTCGGGATGTCAGACGCCACCAGCGCGCGGAAGCTCGGCGTGCCCGCAGATCCCGATGGCGCAGCGTAGACGAAGGCCTGGGACTGCGAGCCGAACGGGGCGAGGAAATCCGTGCCGGCCACCGCAGCCGAGAAGGCGCTGGTGCCGTTGCCCTTGACGATGCCCGTGAGCGTGGTCGCACCCGTGCCACCGTTGCCGACGGCAAGAGTGCCGGCAATCGTGATGGTGCCCGCGCCGGTGACGGGGCCGCCCGAGGTCGTGAGGCCCGTGGTGCCGCCCGACACGTCGACCGAGGTCACCGTGCCCGAGCCGCCACCCGTCGCCGTCAGCGTGCCGCCAGAGAGCGAGAGGCCGGAGCCGACCGTGATCTGCTCGATGGCACCCGTGCTCGCCGTCGTGCGACCCAAGAGCCGCGCAGTCGACATCGTGAAGCCCGAGCTCGTCACCGCGCCCGAGGTCGCAACCGTCACCGACGAGTCAGCGTTCGTGACCGTGATGCCGGCACCGCCCGCGATGGTGGTGTCCTTCCAGAGCGAGTTCGTCGCATCGTAGGACAGCACCGCACCCGCGGCCGGGCTCGTGATGAGCACATCGTGCAGCTCGTCGAGCTCGTAGCCGTTCTGGATTCGGACATAAAGCTGACCGTTGCCGGCGTTGGCGCGCTCGACCACGCCGACATAGACGAGGTGATTCGGGGCGACCGGCTTGGTCGCCGTCGTCGTGCCAGCCGTCGCGCCCAGGTAGAGCGTGTCGCCCGCCGTGAACGCGCCGAGGTTCAGCCCGTCAAGCACACCCTGGCAGCGGATCAGGCCGTTCTGGCCGGCGGCGATCGACTCAGCGACGACGCCGATGGTCTTGGCAGAGGTGGCGTCCCCGGTGTTGGCGGCGCGCTTCACCGAGGCGCGATCGCCGGTCGCTGAGAACAGGTAGACGACCTCGCCCTTGCTCAGGCTGGTCGCCTCGGCGTTGTGCACCAGCGCGTCGATGGTCTGCCCGAGCTGCGACTCGACGTTTCCGCCGATCATCCCGAGGCGGGCCGTGCCGTTCGCCGAATCCCACCGCAGCCGGCCAACCGCCGCTGAGGTCGTCGCGCCGGTGTCGAAGGTGATGAAGTCGGGCGAGGCGATGCCGCCCGTCACCCCGGTCATGCTCGTGATGTCGCTGTTAGCGCCGGAGACGGCCGCAGAGAGGTTCCCGCGCGCGGTGGCGGCATCCGTCGCCCCCGTGCCGCCCGAGGCCACAGCGAGCGTCCCTGCGAGCGTCAGCGTGCCGGCGCCAGTGACCGGGCCGCCGCTGAAGCTCAGGCCGGTCGTGCCGCCAGAGGCGTCGACGGATGTGACAGTGCCGGTCCCGGCACCCGCGGGCGCGGGGCCAGGGGCGCGGACGATGACCGTCGTCGCGGTCTCCTCGACCACAACCGTCTGGAGCGACTCGTCGATGAGCACCTGCGTCACCGCGTAACCTCCGCATCCACCGCGAAGCAGCCTTGGAGCAGCCGCGTCACGGTCGCACCGTTCACGAGCTCGACGTCGTACACCCACTCGCCCGCCGCGATGGCCGCCGTCTGAGTGGCGGTCGCCGTCAGCGTGACCGTGCCGGCCGAGCCCCCCAAGGCGATCCCGCCGTTTTCGGTCGTGAGGTCGAGGAGAATGGTGCCCGACTCGGCCGTCTCACGCACCTGCATCCGCGCCGTGTAGCCGGTCAGGTTGACGGCCACGCCGTCGGAGCCCTGGTAGGTCACCACGCGCGAGAAGGTCGCACCCTGCTCGCAGGCGAAGTCGTAGCGGCCGGCCATCACTCACCCCCCGCCGCCGGGGGCGGCACCGGCACCGGCTGCGCCGGGGCGTTGCCGGTCAGGTTGATGTCGAACTCGGCGATCATCTCGTCCTCGGCCTGCCGCTCGCGCAAGACGTCCTCGATGTCGAGGCCGCGCTCGGCCAGCGCCTGGGTGCGGGTCATCAAACCCGCATTGATGGCCGTGATCTGCGCCTCGGCCTCGTTGCGCGGGTCGACCCACTGCCAGCCGCGCGGCACCCACTGGGTCGAGCGGAATTTGAAGTACTTGGTGGCGGGCAGGTTGAGCGCGCCGGCGTCGAGCGCCTGACGCAGCCACCGCTCGTACACCGGCTGGCAGAAGTGCTCGATCATCCAGAACTGCACCGTCCGCCAGAAGTCGCGCTCCTCAAGCAGCCCCTGCCGGATGCTGCTGTACGAGACGGCCTCGAGATCGTTGGCCAGCGAGGTATAGGATACCCCGAGGCCCGACGCGATGCCCCGAAGCATGGCCTTCTCGAAGTCGCGGAAGGCCGTGCTCGGGTGCTGCGGGTCGAAGGGCTTGAACTCGACACCCGCGGGCAGCTGCTCGAAGGTGCCGGGCTGCAGCTCCATGCGGATGGTGCCGTCGCCGTCCTCGCCGTTGCCCTGGTAGTCGTCGCCCGCCTCGCTCGTGAAGAAGCCCATCTTCGAAGCCGAGATGCGCGCCGCGACAAGCTCGGACTCTTCGTACCCGCCCAGCATCTTGAGCCGGGTCATGGCCGTCGTCGTCCACGGCGTGCCTCGCGTCTGGCCGATGCGGTCCTGCCGGAAGGCGTGGATCATGCGCTCGGCCGGGATTCGCTGTTCGCGAACCGGCGCGGCGGCTCCGGTCTGGTAGTCGTCGGGGTGCCGCGTCTTGACGTAGTACGCGACCGGGCGACCCTCGGGCGTCACCTCGACACCCATGCGGATGAGGTTGCCGTTCGAGAGGATGTCGTTCTTGTCCTGGTCGATGAGATCGGGGTCGATGAACTGCAGCCGGAACCGGTAGGGGTTAGCGTTGTCCTCGACGAAGAGCACAAAGCACTCGCCGTCGCGCACGACCGAGTCCATAAAGACCTTCTGGCAGTCGACCCAGCTCAGGCGGCCGTCGACGGTGCAGCTCATCGGCTTGCCCCAGTCGTAGAAGGCGCGCTCGAGCTGCTGGTTCGCCACCTGGTCAAGGATGCCGTTCGGCTCGCGCGCGCGGACCTGCAGGGTGATGCCCTTCGGACCGACGACATTGACGGCCACGAGGTCGAGGTACCGCCGGGCGTAGTCGTTGTTCTGCGCGAGGTCGCGGGATCGTGCCCGCATCGCCTTGAGGGTGTAGCGGATGTCGCTGTCTGCCGACTTCGGCAGCGTCAGCCAGTCGGCGAAGAGCCGCCCGGTGTTGGCGGCGTCGAACGCGCGCCGGGGGCGGCGAGGCGCGGGCTTGCCGCGAAAGAAGTCGAGCAGCTTCACTTCGTGAACCTCACCCGGATGGTCTGATTCGTGCCGAGGCCCTGCCGCAGTTTCTCGGCCTGCTTCTCGCGGTTGACCTCAGCCTTCATGCGGTCGCGCTCGGTCAGAAGATCGGCGCGGTTCCAGCGGCTGAGGCTGCGGCCGGCGACCGAGTACGAGGCCGCCTGCAGGTTGTTCGGGTCCTTGAGGTAGGCCTCGATATTGTCGAGCGCGATCTGCGCGAAGCTGCGCGGGTCGTCGGTCGAGGTGGCACGGTTCGCGCCGACCTCGAAGGAGCCGTAGCCGACCTCGGCGCGCGCGCCGTCGCTTGTCCGCGTGATGAAGGCTGACCACTGGTAACGGCCGGGCGCGTAGTCCGCCGTCACCGTCGAGGCCACCTCGACGATGTAGCCCTCGGTCGTCTCCGAGGCCGTGATGGCGATGCGCTCGCCGGTGCCGTCGCGACGCGCGACGTACGAGAGCGAGTAGGACGCCGTCGGGTAGTCGCCCGACAGATCCACCCGCTTCCACGCCCAGCGGTCGCCCGCCTGCAGCCGCGTCGGCTCCGAGGTCGGATAGTTGGCGGTGTCGAAGACGTTAGCCATGGTTCCTCATGCCGGGGTGTCCGGCGGCAAGAGCGGCTTCACCTGGTCGCGGAGCTTGGCCCAGAGCGGGTATGCACCCTGGCTCGTCGGCACCGCGCCGAGCATATTCACGAGCGCGACGGCCTCGTGCAGCTCGACGGTCAGCGTCACTTCGGCTTGTTGGGCTTGGCCTTGCTCGTGTTCCACGGCAGCTCCGGCTTGATGAC